GCCCTGAGAACCTTGAATGCCCCACCATGCGCTACTTCGCCCATGCAGTGGACACCGCCATTCGCGAGGTCAGGCAGGAGTGGGGCTTGGACAAGGAATGATACCAACAATAGATGACTCACAAACCAGGCTGATCGCCGAACAGCTTGGGCATACCCTGGACCTGATCAGGGCTGAGATATCCACCATCCAGGCGGAGCAGGCTCACCAGGCTGAGATGAGCGCCCAACGTCTGGTCACCCTGGAAGGTCAAACGGCAGATTTTGAAAAACGCCTGCGTGACCTCACCGAGAGCGCCACCCAATTCAAGCTGTTGGTGAGCCTGTCAGTGGGTGGAGGCCTGCTCTCCCTGATCGCTCTGCTCCGCAGCCTGTTTAACCCCATGAGACTCAATGGACGAAGGACTCATTCAAGTCTGCAAGGAGATCCTGCGGGACGTGACCCGATTTTCCGCGGAAGCCAGTGCCATCCATCTGCGCAGCTACCAGCTTCAAGTGGCACAGGCGATCGTCGATTCAGTGATCAACGAGAAGGGTCTCTCATTCGTGGTCATCTTCCCCCGCCAATCTGGAAAGAACGAGCTGCAAGCTCAGATCGAAGTTTATCTGCTCAGTCTCTTCTCAGTGGAGCCGATGGAGATGGTCAAAGTGTCACCCACCTGGAAGCCTCAATCCCTCAATGCTATGCGAAGGCTTGAACGTGTGCTCAAACGCAACCTGATCAGCCGCGGTCGCTGGACCAAGCGCTCGGGCTACATCTACCAGTTTGGAGAGGCCATGATCCATTTTCTCAGCGGCTCTCCCACATCCAGCATCGTGGGTGCCACCGCTTCACTGCTGCTTGAATGTGACGAAGCCCAGGATGTACAGATCAGCAAATGGGATAAGGAGATCGCCCCCATGGCAGCCTCCACCAATGCTACTCGTGTATTTTGGGGCACCGCCTGGACCAGCCGTACTCTTCTTGCTCGTGAGCTCAGAGCAGCTCGTTTAGCAGAACAAGAAGATGGAGTACAACGTACCTGGGTATTAACAGCTGATCAGGTTGGTCTTGAAGTACCTGCATATCGTAAGTTTGTCGATGAACAGATTGTCAGACTAGGTCGTAATAATCCCCTGGTCCGTACCCAGTATTTCAGCGAGGAGATCGATGGTGAGGCTGGTATGTTCCCGCTGAGCCGGAGGATGCTGATGCTGGGCTCCCACAAGGTTGCGCATGAGCCGCTTGCGGGGAGGGCATATGTTTTCACCATCGACGTAGCTGGGCAGGACGAATCGGCTGTAGATGTAGGGTCAGGTCTCAGACCAGATCTGCAGAACCCTGCCCGCGATAGCACGGTGCTCACAATTTTTCAGCTGGATAGCTCCAGCATGGGTGACCCGTTGATCGCCAAACCCACTTATAGGGTGGTCAACCGCTTTGCCTGGCAGGGGGTGAAACATTCCACCCTGTACGGCACGATCGTCAGCTTGGCTGAATTGTGGTCACCACTCAAGGTGATCATTGACGCCACCGGTGTGGGAGCCGGGCTGGCGAATTTTCTGCTTGACCGGCTTGGATCCCGGCTCATCCCCTTTGAATTCACCCAATCGAGCAAGTCGGATCTGGGTTGGGCGTTTCTATCCACCATCGAAACCGGTCGTTATAAGGAGCCAAATCCTATGGATCAGGAGATGTCCCGTCAGCTTGAATATTGCCAGTACACCATCCTGGATGGACCGGGCAAGGTCATGCGTTGGGGTGTCCCCGACGGGACGCGTGAGGCGAGCTCTGGTGAGTTGGTCCACGACGATTACATCTTATCAGCTGCCCTGATCAGCCTGCTTGACCATGAAACCTGGGGGGAGGGGAAAAGTCAGGTGGTTGGTCAAAAGGATATTTTGGAAGGTTTGGGATTCTAATGATCATCATATTTATAGCAGAAACACCGTATAAAGTTCACCATCTATTTGTCGTTGCGAGACCTGCGAATTCTGCAGGGCGAAGCAATCTCCACCGATATTTTGCACTCTAGCCGACCATTTATAGAGCCGGGAATATTCGATCATGTATTTGTAGAAAGGAATTGAATGCAATTGAATCAAGGTTTTTTTTAACCGCAGCATCGCGACCGTTCTTTAGGAGCGATGTTTCGAAACAATTCTTGGATGTCATTGCGAGAGAGCGCACTTTGCGAACGAAGCAATCTTCAACAAAATGTGAATTATACAATGGTTGAGTTTGGTCAACAAAATTACAGGAAGATTGCTTTTCCCCGCTGTGCTCGAGACCGGCGGCAAAAGGCAACTCACATATTGCTAAATAAAGCGATACCAAATGACAAAAACTGGAAAGGAAAAAATAATGCGCACTTTTAGCGTGGACGTCTCACACTGGGAAGGCAACATCCGCTGGCAGGTAGCAGCCCCTGCGATTGGTTTTGCCTACTATAAATGCACGGATGGGGTTAGGTTTGTCGATGACCAGTTCCGCAATAATCAACGCGGCTGTTCTGAAGCCGGTTTACCTCATGCCCCCTACCATTACTATCAACCTTCACTTGACCCCATCAAACAGGCAGACCATTTCATCCGTACAGCCGGAAAGGAATACAAACGCTACATCGTGGATGTTGAAGCCTCAGAACGCGACCCAAAAATCACCCAAAAGTTGAGTGTCTTCCTGGATCGATTGGAGAAATTGACCAGCACTCGACCAGCCATTTATACCTCAGCAGGTTATTGGAATGACTTTATCCATCCCATACCAGCCTGGGCGGGGACGTACGATTTGATCGTCGCCCATTACACCTCTGCGCACGCCCCCATACTACCCAATGGTTGGAAGGCATATGTCATCTGGCAATTCTCGGATTACTGGAACTTCCCCGGTTGTGATGAGCAGGCTGACGCCAATTGGTTCAACGGTGACCTTGAACAATGCAGGGCTTGGTTCGGTAATTACTGCCAGCCCATTCCACTCCAACCACCAGCAACCGATGTATTCAAAATGCGCTCACTGTTCGACGGTCTGCACATCAGGCAGTCTCCCAACATGAACGCCCGCATCATTGGCAAATTGGCTAAGGATGAGTGTGTGGAGGTTGAGCAGCTTGGCGGGAACGACGTTTGGGTGAGGCATTCCCGCGGCTGGACTGCGGTTGAACGAGGTGGCTACCGCTACATGCAAGTCGCGAGTCTCGAGCAGGATGTTGAAAAATGAAAACTAAGACATTCCTTTCAAAACTCTTAAAACGTTCTTACGTGCCAACTTTCGAACGTTATAACGTTTCACCCAACCTGATCACGGATGATCACTGGCAGACCATCAGCGGGCGCAAGCACGATCGCTCCTGGGCGGAGATCCAGGAGCTGTACACGGATGCACTTACAGCCTGGCGTAAGAACCCCATGGCCTGGCGGGTGATCAATACCACCGTCAATTACGTGGTTGGCACAGGCATCAGTATCAACTCCCCAGATACAGCCATGGATAATTTCATCCATGCGTTTTGGGAGCATCGCAAGAATAAGATGGATCTTCGCCTGGTGCCAATGGTCGAAGAGCTGAGCAGGTCCGGAGATCTGTTCGTCTTGCTGTTCAGAAATGCAGTGGATGGAATGTCATATATCCGCTTTGTCACCAAGGATCAGATCCAGAAGATCGAGACAGCCTCCAATGATTGGGAGACTGAGCTCGTCTATTGGGAGACACCACCCTATGGTGAGTATCAACCTCGTCGATGGTTGAGCCCTGATCATCCCGAGGCCGGCATGGCAGATGCTGTCATGCTGCATTATTCTGTCAACAGACCGATCGGTGCGTTGATGGGTGAAAGTGATTTGACCACCATCATTCCCTGGCTGCTGCGTTATAGCCGAATGCTTGAAGATCGGGTGCGGTTACATTGGGCAGCGAGAGCATTTCTTTATTTAGTCACCGTGCCATCCAACAAGGTCGAGAGTAAGGCAGTGCAGTATCTAACCGCACCCGAGAGCGGATCGATCGTAGTGAAAGATGAAAGTGAGACCTGGGAAACACTCACACCGTCTTTGCGTGGAGCTGATGCCAGCCATGACATGAAAGCAGTGCGTCAGCTCATCGATGCCGGCTCAGGCTTTCCTCCGCATTGGCGTGGTGAAGGTGGTGAAGTGAATGTCGCCACAGCTGAAGCCATGCAAGCCCCGCCTGAGAAGTTTCTGATAAAAAGACAGGAATATTTCGTCTGGATGCTCGAGGATATTTTGTACCAGGCCTTCCTGCGGGCAGTAGAGATCGGAGCTCAACCGTCAACATCATTGGTAGAGTATAGCGAGCTGTTCAATGTCGAAGCACCCGATGTGACTTTGCGTGACAATGACCAGCTCGCCAGTGGATCATTAAAGATCAGTGAAGCCTTCGCCACGTTGCAAAACACGTTGCTCGGCAAATCACCGACATTGCATAGGATCGCCACCGACCTGATGTTGCAGTTTGCCGGTGAGCCTCAGCAAGATAAGATCCTGGACCAGATCGTCATAGAAGCCAAGGCAGATCCGATCGAGCCAGTGATGTATCCAGGCCAACAACCAGCTGCAGATGTAAAACAGCCAGGTGATCAACCATGATCTATATCTGGTGTTGGCGTTCAAGATTACCAGAACGTAAAGGACAACGATGTAAGGTCCTTGTCCATGGAAAGAAAAATAATATCTTGGTTGAGTTTGAAGATGGTTATAAGGTTGTCACATCAAGATTTGCAGTGAGGAGAAAAAAATATGAACTTAAGTAATTTTATTGTCAATCCAATCACTCTTGCACTGATCATCCTCGGTGTAGTGGAGTTCATCAAGAAATATGGAGTTACAGGGAATAAACTCATGCTTATATCAATGGGTGTTGGGATGGCACTCGCCTTGCTTTATAAAGCCAAGGAGCTTTATATACCTGCCTCTCCATTTATCGACGTGATCTTCTTTGGTATTGCAGCCGGCTTGGGTGCCAGTGGTATTTATTCGTTTGTCAATGATCGCTTCCCACCACAGACCAAAGCCACCATCAAATATACCAAGGTGACCAGGACCATTCCAGGGAAAGGAAAGGAGGTTGAATGAAAGAGAAATTTAGATCAGTTCCTATCAGTCTAAGCGGAGTGATTGAAGATGATGCTATTCTGGACGTCAGTGTCGCTACCACCGGAGAAGCCATGGGCCATCGATTGCTGTTCGATGATACCAGTTTGTTTCAGCTGCAGCAATACGGCAACGGTAAACCAGCCGGCATCAAGTCCAGGTTCACTCATCCAGATCTGTTCAGTGATGGGTTGGGTAAGTACCTGGGCAGGTTCAAGAACTTTCGAGTGATAGGCGACCAGCTCAAAGCGGACCTGCAGATCAGCAAGACCGCACATAGCAGCCCGGCAGGGGATATCGGGCGCTATGTGCTCGATCTGGCAAAAGAAGATCCTGCTGCCCTGGGTGTCAGTGTGGTCGTTGATCTCGATCGTGT